AGGGGGGATCAGATCCCCCCAGTGTGCAGGTTGTCAGACTGTCACAATGGCATTAACTTTATTCTTTGCCACGCCGTGTGCAGGAAACGCTATCACAAACTCACGGTCGGATTGTTGACACAAACCACAAGTGGCACAGGTTACTTTGCCAGGGTGCAATGCTGCAGGGCAAGTAACAACCTTGCGACCGTTGGTTGTTGTGAAGAATCGGCGCTTTTCTTCAGAATGAACAACAGCAACGGCAGGAATGTTATGCTCACTCATCACGCGGTCCGCTTCATCAACCGACTCACAAGATGCGTTTACAGTGAAACCTAACCCGTTCGCGTTCTGTAGTGCAATCACGTTGTGATCTGTCAGAACGTGGTGAGAATAGGTGAAACCCTTCTTACCCTTGTTTGCATTGATCAACTGTTTGAGTTTCAGATAATCAATGCTGCCATCATTGTGTGGCAGATCGCCTGCAGTATTGTGCCGCCACAGCATACCATTGGGCACAATACGGCGGATCTGAGAGATAAACTCATCCCAACTTACACCTGTTTCTTGACGATTAAGGCGGTCCCATTGCATACGCTCACGCCCCAGAGTAGCGTAGCAACCTGCATCATAAAACGGGCAGGTAGTGGGGCAAGTTGCGCGATCGGTGCGTGTGGTGGTGATCGGTCCGGTCTTGCTGTTGCCAGAGATTCGGGTGATGGTAACGCGGTTCATCGGGTGGTGTGGTGAACTGAGGTTATCCTACAGGGCACAGAGGGGGAAGTGATCCCCCCAGTGTGCATCTTAACAAACTGTCACACCCAGAGTTTTTCCTGGATCATTCTTTCTACCATTGGGCGCACAAATTGCCCACAATCGCTACACTCCATCGCCGCTTCAATTTGACACTTAAGATCATAAGAACGACCGTGGAAAGTATAACGCCAGATTGCAGATGCAGTCAGCAAAAGTTGACGACGCTTTGCCCAACCTGGTGCGGGTTTGTTAATCAATTCCTTGTAAATGTCATTCAAGGATTGATAATACATTTTGTCGTAATTCTGCCGAATGAAGTTCAATCGAGCAGCGAACAATTTGCCTCCAGAGATGTTGTTTTCCAGTTCTTGTGCGAAAAAGTCAACAAACTTAAGAGCAGTTTGATCTACATTGACCTGCTGTTGTTGTTGCTGAGTTTGCAACAATGACACAGCAGTTTCGATGGTTTCAAAACTCTTTGCGAACTGAACTTTCAGTTCTTCGATGTTAATCAGGAGAGTCTGAAGGTCGGTCATTTGTCTTGGGTGGTGGTCGGCGTCAGTGGTGCGCCGATGTGTGAATGATGCCATGCCAGAACCGACCCACACCAGCGACCTTGTGCCACTGATTCGATTGGCACACTGCACGGGTTTTTTGCACTTATAGGTATCGGGCATCAGGGGAACCCGTACCTGCCAGAACCCAGAGCAGTGTGCTAGGATGGATGGGAGTGTGTTATTATAGTATAACAGTATCGTTATACCGTATAAAGAAAAAAGGAGACAGGCACCACCCCATCTCCTTAACCACCTCACCTAGACCCTATAATTATCGGTTCTCTTTCGCGCTGGGTAACTTTAACAAGAAAGCGACGGCAAACCCCTTCCGTCTTTGTTCTAGAATGATACCATCCAGTCTGGGTCGTTGTCAATGGTCACCCAGAAATGGTAACGCTTGTTCATGGATGTGAGAAACACTTTGTTACCTTTGTGTTGCTCAATGATGCAGATCTCGTTACGATTCATGATGTTCGAGAATCTGTTCTTTGCCTTGTTCGAGATTGGTGTAACAGATGCAGTTTGCATGATGATCTCGTCGAGATGTGCATAATCTAGTTGATCTTGCTGATCTCGTCGAGAGTGAATGTGCCACTAGAACATCTGTCACACCTCGTCGAGTTTAGAATTGAATCTCGTCTAGTGTTGGGACATTATCTTGACTAGATTCACTACTGTCCATCCCATTACAGAGTACATCAAGAATGTGAAGGATGTCGTTCCCATTTTTGCCTTGGCGAAGTTGAGAGATCAGAAGTTGTTTGGTCATTTGCGATTACGATGGCGATAGTGTGCAGTGGGATCTGAATCATAAAGACCGCCACCTTGACGGTCTTCGAGATAGAACATCACCAAGAACATGGTGATAATAAATGCGCCGAGCAAGAGAATCATACTACAAGGTACGGAAAGTCTGCATCAATGAAACCAGGAACAGAACGATCTGTGATGCGGAGATTTGTTCCATCATCATAGAAGAGATCTTCCTCTTCATTGTAGACGAGAACCTGACGATCTAGTTGGTTCTTCTCAAGAGTTTGGAGTTTCTTCAGAAGTTCAAGGTAAGTCATTTCCTCAAGGGTGAATTGAAGTAACGAGTGAAGCATAGCACCAGGATGATGCCAGTGGAGATGACTCCGACCAGTCCGAGAACTGTCACAGAGTCGCCAGTAAAGTTCAGAGTGTCAGGTGTCATTGTGCAGATTCCTCCAGCAGTTCGGGGTAGTATTCGTCACATTCAGCGATCAGTTCTTCATCAGAATACTTAGCATAACCCTCGTCCAGGTAGTCATAGCAGAGTTGGGTCATTGTCTTGAGGTCCATGTTATCCAGCATCTGCTGAATGAGAGCATCTTGAAGTTCAGTGCGGTTCATCAGTTGTCTCCGAAGTTGTTGGTGAGGAAGTCTTCAAGTTCAATGAGTTTGCTGTCACTTAGAGAGACAATGTACTCATCGACAATCATAGCGAGAAGGTCATGATCTTCCCTGCATTTGGCATACAGAAACTCAAAGAGTTCTGTGCCAGTAGAATAGCGAAGGTTAGTCATTTCAGAATGTGACGATAATCAATGGACTTGATGCACCAACCTGCAGCGCAAGTGATCTCTTCTACGAGGTCATCTTCATCATCTGCCTCCCAAATCGTACCAACATACTCTAAATTAAGTTTTTTTTCGGTACAGATCTGATCTGATTCTGACCAGTCATCCTCACAATCAAGTGAGCAATCAAATTGAATGAAGGTGATTTGAAACTGCATCAGTCTCCAAAGATAGCGTGAATCTTGTTGCGAATAGTGTAGACATCCTCTGGATCAAAGTCATCATCATCCAGAGCATGACCTACCATAGCATAGATCAGATCCCACTGCTCTTCACTGAACAAAGCGCGGTAGATGTTTCGTGAAAGAGTGTCAGTCATGAGGTGTCTCAGGAACAAAGGTAATGTAGAACGGATTGGGGGGAATGTAAACCCCCCTTGTGCCAGTTGTTAGAGTGTCACATTGCTGTTGACAAACTCATTCCAAGTCTGCTCATTCTCATCTTCATCCTGCAGTTCCGGAAGATCCCAGATCTCACCGGGTGCTTCCATAATCTCAGACCAAAGGGTGTCTTCCATGAGAGGTGTGTGGTTGGTTGACTCTTGTAGTATAAGGGGCACCAGAGGCGCTTCCAGTGCCCTTGTGCCAGTTTCTACGCTGTCACATAGTTAGGAATCTCAACACGCTCTACAGGACCATCCCAGTTCATCTTGTATGCTTTCCAGTTACCATTCAGATCGAACAGGTACGCATACTCTTCACCACCAAGATTTCCACTCACAAACTCATCAAATGAAGTATGTGCAATGTCCAGTTCTTCTCCCCGCTCAGTATAATAAAGCGGTTGAGGATCACGATCATTCTCATACTTCAGATAACCTGCAACATCTGAAATGTACTCTCCATTCTCATCACGAAGAGGGGAAGAATGATCCCAAGTGCCACGGGTTCGCAGTGATGAAATACCACCGCCATCAATGAGATCCACAACATCATCACGATTCTGATAATGCTCTACCAGAATCTTACCATTGTGTTCTACATAACCATCCCAGTGGCAGTAGACAGAAACCACTGAATGATCAGGAAGTTCGTAACCAATGCGAGAGCGAGTACCCATGGCGTCAGAGGTGGGTTGACTGAATCAGTATAGGGCACCGGAGAGACTCCTGTGTGCCCCGTGGACAGTGTTCAAAGTGTCACAGGAGGTCTTCGTACTCTCCCGATTCCAATGCGTCTTCCAGAGCGATTACAAGACCGTCGAAATCTTCTGACGATGGTAGCACACCGATAAGGATGTCAACCAGATCACCGTACTCCTCACGCAGTTCGTTGAGGTATTCGGTGCGGGATTCGTAACCGTTCTCAGTGTAGATGGACATGGTTGGGGTTCAGGTGTCGAACAAGGTCAATGTACCACTGGATCTCATAGGTACTCAAGACCCCTTGTGCCACTTATCGAACTGTCATACTATCAGAAAGGATCGTACTCTTTAATGCTTACATGAATATTCTCATCCCCTTCTAGGTCTAGAAGATCCTTCCAATCAATATCATGTACATCTAGATCATCATAGCAATCAATGTCTAGAGTAACAATGACCCTGCGCTTCTGCATCAACATAAGAACTCGATGTAATGTGTACTAGATTCTATCATGCGTAGTGTCGATATGCAAGATCTTGGTAATCTTGCCCATCCCGTGCATAATCCTCGTCGAGATCTGATGTGCCTAGTTCGGCATATGTGTCCTCGTCGAGATCCGCGTAATCGTTGCTGTATGTATAGTCGAGATCGTAGTCGTCGTACATAACTCGTCGAGATAACTGTGTTTATTGTACCACAAAACTCGACTAGATGCAAGTACTGCAGGTCTCGTCGAGATTCACATAAGAATATATAGGAATTATATGATATTATTGTATCGTTATATAATAATCTTATAAGTCTTATGTGTGGGTCTGTGAATTTTTCGGCGGTTCGTGGGTTGACAAACTGCGAGTCTTATGATACGCTCGCCAAACTCACAAGACCCAGACACATTTATAAGATATAAGAAGCATTAAAGAACATAAGATATAAGAAGCATTAAAGAACATAAGATATAAGAAGCATTAAAGAACATAAGATATAAGAAGCATTAAAGAACATAAGAACTAGAGGCATTTATAAGCATTTAGAGAGTATTATAAGAATATAACACTAACATTATACAACGAAACAAATAACACAAATATATTTTTTAATATATTTTTTAATTGTTTTCATTTCAAAACATTATTAAATTATCAGGATATAAAGGATCAAAGATACCAACCTTCACTGGATAATGAACAGTTTCACAAACTTGATCTCCCTCCGACCTATTATGCTTATTGTAGAATAATCTAATAACCTTTGTTTTACTTTTGTTCAGAGTAAATCCAACAATAGTACAATCATCATGAAGAGAAAAGATCTTACTACTAAATTTACAATTCACAATCTTCTGCCTTGCATACTTAAGTTTTGAATCTTTTTGTTTGAAATTAATAAAACTATGTTCTTGAGAGAGATAAGAGTCAATCATGTTTAATCCTCAATGAATTTAATTGATAAGCAATTCTACATGCTTCAAGTGTTGACTTACACTCTTTGCAACAATATGAAAAACCAAGTGGAAGATCACGATAGATTCGATTCTCTTCCACTCGATAAGAACCTGGTGCTCTGAGTAAATGATTAAAAAGAAATTGAAGCACGACGTTGAAGTTCTTACTCTGTGTAGAATCCGTAGTCAGTCATTTTAAGAAAAAGAAATCATTCCATCCTTTGTCAGTCCAGAAAATTAAATCATCACTACAGTCTGTAACATCACCATCAAACATCATCCATGATTCTTGTTCATTACCAATACACTCCATACAATAATCAGTTACCATCTCACTCTTTAATTCATCAAAAGAACTAAGATCATCTTCCAAATCCCACTTACTTTTAATTTCTTCGTACCTGCTTTTAGGAATTACAATTTCACTATACACAATTTGCCTTCGGACTAAAGTGATTTGATCACTATCAGGATCCTCATGAAACTTAGCAATGTCACTCAAAGTAACTGAAGTCATACAATACCTGCCTTTTGTGCTTGATGTTGGTAATACTTATCCCGTGCAATCTTTAGAGCATGTTCTTGATCAACTGCCCAACAATACACATAATATCCTGACTGTCCATTGTAATCATATTTGTACTCACTCTCAGATGGAATGATTGCATAATCTGGACTCACTTGATAACTATAAGGATCATCAGGTTTTGCATCATCAATATTCACATACCATCCTTTCATACCAGGAGGATAGTCAGGTACATTATCCAATGTATACTCTTCAATTTGAGAATCTTTATAAACAAACTGTGCTTTTTCGGCAAGTTCTTTGGTAGAATACACTCCAACAATATGATAGTCGGAGTAATCACCTTCGGTCAGAATGTAGATAGTTTTCATGATAAGATCAATAACCGTTCAGGAAATCAGCAAGTGCTTCTTGATACTGTTCTTCAGTGTGAAAAGTACGAGCACCAATGGTACAAGGGAAAGTGCGTTTGGTTTTAGATGGAGTGCGAGTCTCTGCTTCAGTATAACCCTTCTGAAGCAGGTGCTGTGTGTAAGGATTGTAAGTCATAATCAGTAATGAAAACCTTCAGATTGTGCCCAGTTGTAAAGAATAGACTCAAGTTTTTGAAGAGAACCTGTATACTCTTCATTTGCAATGTTTAGATACCAAGTATCAAACTTGTCATCCCACAAAGAAATAGTCAGAAATCCATCACCATAAGCATCATCCAAGGTTTCAGGGAGAGATTTAGATTTCTGCAAATTGTCAGGATAAACATAAAAAACATCATCAGTCTGAGAATCTTCAATGCGAACTGAGGAAAGTTGAAAGGAGTGAAAAGACATTGAGTGGTTTGCCTCTTGACCTCCATATCATACACACACAAACGGCGTATGGGGTATGGGAGTGGACAGTTAAGAAACTGTCATACGAATCTGCTGAGCGATGCGTTCAATGACTGGTACACTGACTGAGTTACCTGCTTGCTTATACAATGCTCCATCAGAAATTGAAGGTAAAACATAAGAATCAGGAAATCCTTGAAGACTAAGACATTCTCTCGGAGTTAGTTTGCGAATTCCATGAGAATCTTTAATAATCGGTACATTATGTCCTCCTGTTCCCATGTTTGCAGTAAGAGTTGGACAAACATTCTTTTTGTTTTCTCTTACATATTGCCTTCGCCATTGATAAACCTTTGAAGAATCAGTCACATCATCTTTAATTCGATCATACAATGGTTTTCCATCATAATAATACTTAGAATCAACTGGTCCTGAGTCTAGAAGATCTGAAACTGTTTTTGTCAATGGAATTGAATCTGGAAAAGAAAATCTCATACAATGAGAAAAAGATTTAAACCCAACAATATAAATCCTCTCACGATTTTGCGGTACATTACCATAATTCATCGTATTCAAAACTTGAAACTTGATATGATAATCTAGTTCAGAAAGAATACTTTGAATTACTTGAAATGTTCTTCCAGAATCATGAGAAACTAGATTTTTTACATTCTCAAGAAGAAATCCGGATGGTTGTCTTTGTTTGAGAATTTCTGCAATATAAAAGAATAAATTACCTCGATTCTTCTCATCATCAAATCCCTGTTGATAACCAGCAATTGAAAATGCCTGACAAGGAAATCCTGCAAGAAGAAAATCAAAGTCAGGCAATGTATTTGGTTCAATCTCACGAATATCTTGAATGTGAAGTTTGGAGGTTTCAAAATTTAGATCATAAGTGATTTTACACTGTGGTTCAAAGTCATTCGAAAATACAGACTCAAAACCAGCAGATTCAAATCCAAGACGAATACCTCCAATTCCAGCAAACAGATCTATTGTGCGATTTACCATAGTTTAATTCCTTTTTCTGTGGCGGACAGTCCAGAAGGACGAATAATTTCTTCCATTATATCACTATCCTCGTCAATTTCAAATGCTTCAACTCCATTGGGAACAATCACTTGACTTTTCAAATGAATGCGAGGACGATAACCAAGTTCTTGAGATTCGCGCAATGTACGACCATTTTTTACATTGCAATCATAAATCAAATGATTTGGAATTTCATAAATGTTGAAAGTACCATCAATGTTACCATCATTATAAAAATCAAGAAAATAAAAAGTATCCCATTTTGACTTTGGACCAAAAGAAGTCAGATCATCCTCAACAGAACTTCCTTTCACTTGAATTGCTTTTTGAGATACAAGATCAAAACAATCGAAGGATGAACTTTTCAACTTCTTTGACTTATAGAAGCGGACACAATTTGTAACCAAACAAAGACAAGTTTCTGAAATACATTCAGGAAGATTTGGTGACCGTCCATGAAGAATGTTAGAAAAGTTTTTCAAATCAGTCCAGGAATCAAATGCTTTCTTGACATTTGGAATGTCAGTATGGTCATATTGAATCACTTCAAAAACACTCGACTCTCCGTAAACATCGGCAGTGATCGTTTGAATTTTCATGATGAAGAGAACTCTACTTCTGTATTATAAGGGTGTTGTGGGGGATTGTGGAGGGGTCTTGTGACAGTTCTACAAGTGTCACTCTATCTTCCACGACGATCAAGATTCAACATATAAGTTAACTTTGCAAGATCTCTGTCTTGTCTCTTTTGAATAGGTGTTCTTTTTCTTCTTTCAACTCTTTCATTTTCATAATCATCAGAATAACCACTACCAGCGTCTTCTAAGAATTGTGAAAGAGTTTTCATTTTTTATTGTTATTTAGAAAATTCGCATGAGAAAATATTCTACGATTGACAAACTTCACAATCACTTCATCATTTTGTAGAACAAATCCTTCATGATTGATTTCCTCTCCATACAGATAAGATTTTGGAGTATTGATAGATCGACAGAAGTGTAGAAAATCCAATTTAATACTTTCTGCAACCTTCCAAAGAGAAATCAGAGAAGAATTATCAAACTCTTCAGGTACAACATCACGATCTTCCCAGATACATGCATTAATTTGCTTTTTGATTTCCTTTACTTCTTTTTCAGTTACAAAAGTAACTGTGGTTGCCATCTGTTTGATGAAACCAATTACATCTACAAAGTCTTCACAATCAATAGTTTGATAGGCAGAATTATCTACAAAATAAACATCATCATCAGACTCAAATTGAGGTGCTGGACCTACAACATAAGCATCTTTCAACTCACCTTCTGTTGCCCATTGAGTATGAACAGAAACAATAATCTTCTGTGTAATTACCTCTGGAAAGAGATACGAAATGGTATTAGGTTTAACAATGTCAGAATTACCAAACCCCAGAAAATCACATTGAAAGATAGAATTTGTGCGAGGTAGATAATCAAAACAATCGTGAAGAATGTCTGCAACTTCACCTGCAAAGTGCGTGTCAATTTCTTCATGAGAATGGCAAAGTTTGATCTTTACTTTATTAAATGCAGATTTGGTTGATACAAAGAATTTACCTGTTACAGGATTCTTACCAAAAACAACAGCAGGACTTCCATCTATTTTGGTAGAAAGATGAAAGTCCTTTGTAATTGCATTTAGAGCACGGAAGTCACCAGTAAGAATAAAATCTTCAAAGTGATCAAGATGTTTTGTGTTCATTGAAGTTTCAGTTGTTTTCAGAGTTTCTCAGAGTTTCCCAAAGTGTCAACACTCATCTTTCTGTTTTTCATTATAAAGAACATCCATCATCCTTTGATGAAACTTATCTGCGTCTATTTCACATTCATGAGAAAGAGTAGGATCTTCGATGTCATACTTTTTCATTTCAAGAACATGAAGTACGTCACCCATAAGTTCGGTAAGGGCGAATACTTTGTCTGCATCAGTCATTAGATGTTCAGTTGAACTGATATGAGTATAACTGGGAAATCAGTCTAGTGTGATATATGCTGTGACAGTTCAAGAATTGCCACACTGCACTTGAATCACTGATGGTGTGTTATTGTTCCAATGTCTTTTGATGGAAGCAACATTTATAATTACTCCCCCAATGATGAAAAAATTTGTAACTAAAATTTGTAATGTAATAATCAAACGAATGAGAGCAACTCTATCTGCCGTTTTATTGCAATGTGGATGAGATTTCTCTCCAAGAGCGTAGTAAATGTAGTAAAGAAATCCCTTTTTTCTTTTCATTTGGATTCATAAATTGATTTCCTGGACTTTATATATTTGAGTTCTTTCCATTGATTTGCATAACACAAGACCAACAATCTATTATTGCGATGAAGACTACATGCTTCATAATTAATTTGATCTTTTGGTCTTGTATTCACTTCAATTGTAATATATTCCTTGTCAGTGAAGTATACCCAACCTTCTACACCTTTTCCATTATCCCATATAACAAAATCATTTACCTTGGGAACATACATCGCTCTAATGGGGTAAGGTTGGGAATCATTGCCGAATAAGGTGTTGTATCTTGAATATTTACACAATCACCAACGGTCTTACTATTGATTGGGGCATGGTATTCTTTTGTTTTTGAATTCCAGAATCCCCAAATGCTAAAAACATCAGACTTACCACAATAGTTGAAATGAGAGTGATTAACAATCCAGATTGCAGTAATGTTGCGTTTGAAGTCTTCAAATACATATGAGTAACCTTTGGGTGCTTTATGAAAGAATTCAATCAACATCCAAAACAGCGCGAAGGTAGTTTGGATTATAACCTGCAGAAAGATAATAATTCAAACGCTCATCACATTGTTCTTTAGTGAGTTGTTTCGCGTTCTCATCAATGACTTCCCAACCATTGGTAAACAATTCTTCAATACGATAGAGTTGTGTCATGTGGTGAATGCCTCCAGAATACCAGACTCATAATCATCTTGCAGTGCAAATCGTTGTGCTTTAACAATATTTTCTTTTAATTTTGGATAATAGTTTAAATTAAGTTCATTATCTTCTGTAGCAATCAACTCAAAACATTCATTATCATCTTCTGCGACAACATTCCAAAGTCCACCATCAGAAAAAGGTGCTGGAATAAAATGATCCACCAAATACAGGTACTTCATTGACCTCTTATGTTTAACATTGATATCATAGGAGGTTTTTGTTCAAAAGTCAAGTGTGCGGAAATTAAACTGTCCATAGTTTATTTGATACTATCTTTTCAAGTGTTCCAAGTTTAATACCAAATGTATTTGCTATTTCTTGATTTTTATATTTTTTAGAAGAGTGCATTTGACGTATTTGTTCAACTTTATTCCAGTTAAGGATCGCTCTCCCATTTCTTTCCCCTTTAAGACCTTTTCTACTTGCATCTTCTCTTACTTTTCTTTCATTTTCATATCTTTTAATTTCTTCATCACTTCTTGGTATAAGTTTATATCCTTTATGTTGAATTCTTTTTCCATAAAGAGTTTCATGAAGATTACCTATATTAAGATCATTATCTCTACAATATTGAGATAGATTTTTAATTTGATTTTTATTTCCAGTTGGAGTTTCTACCAAATAATCTTTTACATAATATTCTTTAGATTGATTTCCACCTTTTGTACTATTATATCCTTTGTCAAATGTATTATATTGTGATATCCAAAATATCTCTCTATCATCTAATATTGACAGTTCACATTCTTCAATTATTCCCCAAATAAATCCATTTTTTCCGTATTTTTTAAGAGCATTTGCAAATTTATGTTGATATTTAATGGAATCTGCAAAGTGCTCATTGATTCTTAAATTAATATTATTTTTTATAGTTTGACCTACGTATTTCTTCCCTGTAGAAATACAATGGGCACAATAAATCTTGCCAATTGAAGACATAACTGCTCTTTAGTTGACTGACTCAAGTATTTATACAAGAAAAGAGGCATTTCTGCCTCTTTCTTACCTGTAGAGATGTCAGTCAACTTCAGGCACAAATATTTAGTCAAGAGTTACATAAACTCCTGAATATAATAATCAACAGTCAATTCCAGTGCCTCTGCTTTCTTTTCAATGTCATCCCAAAACTTTTTCATTGTTTCGGCATAAACTTTAATTTCATCCTCATTGATTTCTACATAATGATCTGTGAAATCCTGATAGGCGCGGGAGAATTCGTTCATTTCAATGCTTCGTAGTTTGGACGATTGTAAGACTCAAAAAGGTTTGAGTCCCGTTGAATCAAAAAGATGTTCCATCCAACAATAAACCCAAATACACCAATTAGCAAGTGTCTAAGTTTCATTTCAGTTAGAATGAAGGGACAACATCATTTACCAGTCCAACCTGAGATCGATCCATTTGCTCCCAGAGTGTATAAAGTTTATTGTAGAGTGCAGGAGCACTCCCATAGTCACGGGCGATGTGTCTTTCATCTACAATTTCTAAATTTTGAATTGCAGAGAGAAGAATACCAATCTCATGTACATTTAGATTTACTTGTGTTTCAGTCATTGTCTTTAATCCCATGATACATTTTCAACAAGAACACCAGGCATTACATAAGTCCACCCAGTGCCAGCAGGTTTGTACTCCCACTTATATTCGTATTTGTTATGACTATCCCAAGTCATATACCCTTTCTCTCTATCAAATCGTCCTTTAATTGTCAACGCAAAACGATTAGAGAAAATATTGCGAGTGCGAAGAGCACCGTTCTTTTCACGAGTCTCAATCACAACACAAGTATCCTCAAACAATTGACCTTGAGATTCAACTCCACAAGCAGTTTCATATCGGAATGGGCGATATGCTTGAGTCTCTTGTGCAAATGCAGGGGAAGAGAGAAAAATTGTAGCAAGAAGAAGAAGTTTTTTCATAAAATTAATCTTCGATAGTCGCAGATCCATGTCTTCAACAGATTTGACAATGGATCGACGGATCTGCTTGTCTTGTGTAGTGTCGGTGACCATGGTGGTTCCCTTAATTACTCTGTAATTATACTGCCTGCATCAGGCGGTTGGGGAAGATCTGTGACACTTGTGGAACTGGTACATCCTGCTTTTCTTTCAGGTACTCAAGGTATAATGTTTCTTCCTGTTCCCGTGCTTCTATTTCCCATGGCATTTTATCATAATCATCATCATCCCACTTCATACCTTTCCAACAACGAATTCCTCTTACATCCCTCAAATCACCTTTAATATGTTGATAACAATGATATAATTCATGGAATAAAGTTTGAATATAATCTTTTTGAGAAAGATTAGATTGAATTTCAATTAAAAAATCTCTAGGTCTCCAATCACAATCTTGAACTGAACAGTAACCATAAACACATTCACGTTTCAATCCACGATGAACAATTTCCAACTCAATCTTATGTCGTGGTAGAAATCTATTCAAAAACCAACAGGCAACATCCTCACAGACCCGTTTACGATAACCATATCCATGATGATAGAGAAAAGACTGCATGACCAATGAAGAAACCAAAGGAACGATGAGACAAAAATCAAACGATCAAAACCACTATACTTCATAATTAACAAGCAAAGGCAAGTCCACCAAGAGATGCTCCAAGCGCAGTTGCCCATCCATAATTCTTTGGATAATTACTTGCAGCTGCACGACCAATTGCCCCACCCATCACAGCACCTAAAACGGTTCTTGTGGGGTTGCAATTAGGATTTGTTCTTCTCCTATAGTAACCACCCCCATTTCCATAATACTGATTACATGGTACATTGTAAGTCTGAACACTCACCCCACCAGGAACATAATTTCCATACTGATCATAACCACCAGGTTGATAAACTTCCTGGTTTTGAGTACAAACAGCATAGTTATTGATCTGCTGTGCCTGTACAGGAACTGAGAAGAATGTGAGTGGAAGTAGAAGAAAAAGGTATTTCATTTTACTTAGCGTACAAATATCCAGAAGCCCAGTCTGCATTTTCAAACAACCACTCCCTCTGTTCAATGATCAGAAGATTATAGCGTTCTCCTTTTGCAGGTGCCTTCCATGATGCAGACTTATATAGACCTCCAGTTTTCTTATCTACAAAAGCATGAACACTGCGGGAACCATTGACATTCATAATGATTTTGTGATACTTACGACCACTCTCAATGGTAAACTCATAATCACTGATACCTTGTTTCAGTTTTTCAATACACTCCTGATGATAAGGTGCATAAGAAACATCACAACGATCACCACCATACTCTGTCAATTGGCGCTGGTGAGATTTGATGCTGTAATCAATGTAATTCTGGCGCAGTGCTTCACAAAGTGACAGAGTATGCTTCAGAACCGCAGCGGAGATGCTTTCCCGTGCCTCTGCTTGGGCGGCGTAGTCAGCGAAGGTGGTGCTCATGAGTTGGTTGCGTATGTACTTATTATAAAGGCACCCAGAGGGTTCTGAGTGCCATAGTGTGCCAGTTGTCAGAGTGTCACTTATTCATCTGAAGTGTTGGCACGGGCATACCACCTTCAGTGGGAACATAAATGGTCACATTACCATTCTTGCTACCATCTTCCAGACCAGTGATGTAAAGATATTGAAGATATTCACGATTATCCTTCAATGAATCACCAATAATTTGGTTTGCCTTAGCAACACCAGTAGCACGAATGATTTCAGCATCAGCAAGTTGCTGAGCACTATCTTTTTTTGCTTGTGCCTCCAGAACTGCTACCTGACGAGTATATTCTGCTTCTTGGAGTTGTGCTTTACCGCTGAGAGTTTTAGTCCACACACCATACTGAGGGAGACCAAAAGCAAGACCAGCAATCACAATTACACCAGCAAGACCAACAACAGCAACTGCAGGGTCAATAAAACCGTTTTGTTTGTTCATTTGTCATTCTCCAGAGTAGATTTAAGAAGTTCATTAACAGTGCGACGAGCACGATAATTTAGAATAATATCCATCACACAATATCCAAAGGCAAATCCTGCCATAATTGTAGTGATCATTTAGAAGAACCACTAGAGTTGTAAGTAATCATATTAGCAAGAAGGACAATCAAAAGGTTCTGCCAGAATGACAGTGAGATACTAAACCAAGACAGAATAATACCAAGAATCCATGCTTGAAAGAACAGTCCTGCAGTAATAAGAATAAGAACTCCAAAGGCAACACCAATAGCAGTAGAGTTTTTCATAAGTCAGTTACCAAATCGTTGTGCCCAGAGTGAATAAGAGTGGTTTTTCATGTGTTCAAGCATTTCATAACGCTGTCGGACTTCAGAGTCTTCAGGCAAATCGTAAATGCAGGGAACGGCAAGATGCATTCCATCAACAGCATGACACAGAATGGAATTTAGAAGATCATGCTCTTCAACAGTGAATTCTATCATGACAGGTTGAGTGTCGTAATGGTATTTAATCAGTTCAACGGTTTCCATGAAGGGTGGTGTTGATTACCCACATATTATAAAGGGTCTCCCAGAAATTCAGGAGACCCAATGTGACACTTCTTAAACTGTCACTCAGGAGTCATAGATTCTTGATTCCAGAGCACTTGGATTTGATTCACAATAAAGTTCAAATGGTGTGGGATCGTGTTCATCATCAGGGTGATTTGCCTTATATGCTTTCAGTGCCTCTAATTCTTCTTCTGCGTGCCTCCGTGCTTGTGGAGAGATTGTTGGGTCACTCAAAAGATCCTCATCCTTCTGAATGTGCTGATTGATGTTATCCATTGTTTTGTATCGTGATGATAATATTTATTTTATCGGGGGGTACAGTCACCTTTTCCTTCCAGGGACCTTACCATAAGTTCGGTAAATTTTTCCATTTTCTCATAAGAAACTGTCTGTGGAGAATAAGTAATCGCATCTTTAAGAGCAATCAATTCGTTCCATTCATCAGTTGTAAGAGTTTTAGGTCCAGTTTTTGCGAGAGTCATAAGTTTCTTGCGATGTGTCCCAATGTTAGCATTCTATAACATAATTAGTTATAATTTTAACAATTTATTTGGGATTGCTTTACATTACTTAATGAATTCTTCAAGAGCATCAAGGTCATCTTTCAATTCCTGCTCTCGTTTCTTGTTGTGATAGTAAGACCAGAGTGAGTTATGTACTTCCATAAGTCCATCGATCCAAAATCCCGATGGATATACACCCAAAGCATCCATAAGACCCCGATGTGAAGTTCCTTCACTTTCTGCCTTACACATAATGTAGCAGATTGCCTGCACCATATCAAGTTTATCCTCTTCAGAAAGCATAAAATACTTTCCTACTGCTCTTTCTACACTTTCTTTATGTGATTTTTGTAGTTGTTTGCAAGCATCAGAATCCCACCATTCCTGCATTGCTTTACCAAATTCGTTAGGTTCAGTCATCATTCTCCAAAAATAGTTCCAAAGAATCCAGAGTCTCCTGGTTTGCGGTTTTCCAATTTATCCAATAAAGAATCCGTAGTTTGTAGAGTTTCAATACGATGAATAAGATCAGCAATTACTGAACATACCATCGGACGTTCTTGACGGGCAGCGTATGCTAATGCGTTTCGTAAAGATGCTTCTGCCTCTTTCAGTGATTCTTCAACAGATTGCGATAACGCCATCAACATTCCTCCATTCCAAGTAGTTGAGTTGCTTTTTTCATAATATAAGATCCATCACCATTATCAATCCATTCTACATAGTCACCTTCTTTCAGATTCGCCGCCTCCAAAAGATCATCAGGAAGATTTACAATCACATCACCAGTCAAACCATCAACATCAGTTGGAAGTACCCACTTCTTTACTGTTTCTTCTTTCTGAGGAGGAATCCAAAAACCATCATCAGTCATTGTATATCCAGCAGCAATCATATCATCGTAAGTTGCATCAAGTTGTGCTCGCTTATCATAATACTCTGCCTCACGCAGATTGTATTCACGACACTTTTCTTTCTCTTGATCTGATTCTGCTTTATCACACATCGCGTTCAATTCTTCTTCTGTATAACGAAGTACTTCCATATCACTATGACCCCAAGGTGGCATAATGTCTTCTACACTTGGTTCTTTATATTCTTCTGGATAATAATTCTCTTCCCAGAAAGAAGTCCATGCACCTTTACGTTCTTCTGATGGGTCATCCTTATCACAAGTCAGATGTCCTTTACCATTACCATTTAGAAGAGCAAGCAATTCATAACAACGACTAGTATGATGCTTGAAGTAATGATACTCCTCTTCTACAACTCCTTTGATGACATCATAGATTTCTTGTGGTGTTGCCTCAGAAGATACTAGGGCATCACTCATCCACTTCTCAAGATTTTCAAGAGAATACTTCTTGTAGTCAAAGTCCATTGGTAAAGTCCTTGATTGCTTGCCCCATCATAGCACTAATCTCAGCACTGGTCAACTTGTTAAGAAATCCCCATTTAGGGTCTTGTGGATCCCAAGTTGCTGTAAAGGATCCATCTTCATTCTTGGTAAATCTTAGAGAATCATTCTCTGGGTTTGGGTTGATTACACTCATTACAATAAAAACTAAACTTTTCTTTAAAATATTTTACAGGTTGATAGTGCTCGGAGTCAAGTGGTTTTTCTTCTTCACACTTACTACAAGTTCTTATCTTTTTTATTGGACTTTCGGAGTTTTTTAAGTTCCTTGAGTTCCATTTTAATATTCTTGTAAGCAGTGTCCGCATCTATTTTATCTCCCATCTCAAGGGCAATGATAATTTCTACTCTTGTGCCAAAATGTGCTAGTGCTCTTTCAAAAGAATCTAATTCATACATCTTAGTTAATTCCACAACGCTCTGCAATGATATCTATACGACGATCAACCGCCTCAATAGAATTCATAATTCCATACAGAGTATTTGAGGTTTCAATGTTTTCTTCTTCTAGTCTTTGAACTTTTGCTTCCAACTCATAAAGTCTCTTATAGACATCATCCATTGGCACATCTTCTTCAAAAAACCATTTGCTAAACAAATTCATACGATTCCAACCGATTTCAGATACCTTTGATATGCCATAAAGCGTTGTAGAGATGGAGTGACTCCAAGACTTTCACAACACTCAATATAAGTGTTAAATTCATAATGTGGTGTAGTTGGGTCAAGTGCTGGATATCTTGGATCATAATACCCCATATTTTTTCGAAAGTCAATCATTTTTCAACTATACTCAATTTCACAAAAATCCATCCTTTATGTTGTTTTTGTTTTCCAGTAATCAATCTTCGCATACAAGTTACATTTAAGTTATTTTGATTACATAAATTACTTAAATTTTTTGTAGATATGGAGTATCCAATTGGATTTTTATATTCATAAACATAATTTGACTCCAATATAAGTCCTTTATTCCATGGTGTAATACCTTTTTTAGATTTACTTATTTTTTCTTTTGTTTCTTTAGGCAATCTCTTTCCAGTTAATGATTTTGAGATTTTATCTCTATGCTCTTTAGAAAATTTTTTCCCAGTAAAATGCCCATAACGACCCTTGTTTGCTTGACTAATTTTTTCTCTAGTTTCCTCACTAACTATTCTACCTTTTTGCGATAAACTCATTTTTTCCTTTGTTTCTTTGGTCATTTTTTTACCTTTATGGAATTTACTTATTTTTTCTTTTGCCTTTTCACTTAACTTTTTACCTTTTGATTTTTCACTTAATTTTCTTCTAGTTTCTTCTGTCACTATCTTACCCTTTAATTTTTTACTTATTTTATTTCTTATTTCTAAAGATCTTATAGCACCACTACTTCCTTCACCACCATCAGTTCTATTGTGAAGAATACCAGTGCCCAAATCTTTTCTACCAAAGACAGTAATCATATACTTCTCGTGCTTAAATGCTTCTTCCTCCGTCAGATTTTGTTTAAGAAATATTACTCTTGATTTATCTTTTGGTTTATTACAAGGTCTACCCTCTTTTCTATAAATTCTATTGCCACTACCTTTACCTATGTAATAGGGTGTCTTATCTTTACGCAAATACGCATAGGTATAAAACCTGTTAGGGTTTACCATTTCTACTCTTAAATTGGTTCGCAATAGTATTTATACAAGAAAAGGAGCATTTCTGCCCCTAATCTACCCTAAAGATGCGAACCAATTAAGGCACTGTTATTTATAATTTACCAGCAACTTCTCCTGAATATTTAAACCCTTCAAATTTTTTACCATTTTTTTCTTCTTGCCTAATCTGAAGAAAAAATCTTGTAGCACTGATACATTGGTCTTCAGTGAGAGATGTGACCAGTCCTTTACCTTCAAGATCGGTTGAGTCCCAGAGTCCATACTTTTTTTGTTCGATGTAAAAGCAGTCGTCAATTAGTTTCTTTTCGGTCATTTACTTCCTTTACAGTTTCATGAAGTTGTTTAAGTGCCTCAATGGTTTCTGGTGTTTCCTGCCAAGACCAAGAGTTACCGTTCTTATCTACAAATGTGCGTTCAGTCATACTTATATGAGAGTTGAATTTCTTTCTTTTTAAGGTTATATCGATCAATATGTTTTTGTCGGTGTGCTTCAGATTGAAAATAGCACTTACGAACTTCTTTTCCATCCTTCCCATCCTTATGAACAAGTTTCCAGGGAAATTGATCAAATGGGAATTCTTCTTCTCTATTTTGAGTAACCTGTTCAGTTTTCTTTGGTCGTCCCATAATGTTTAGGTTGGTTGCTCTGCCTTTTGAGTATACACGGAATCAAAGAGTCCGTCAAGTATCTCATTGCACTGGTAGTACTCATCACTATTCAGAATGGTCTTTTCAATCTGATAACGACGCACAGAATTGTAAATGAGTTTGTATTGTTCAGGTGTGAAGTTCATTATTTTAAATGTTTTGGTTTTTCTGTATCAAATGTGTAGAATTTTACATCTTTCATATCTAAACACATACGCACAGTTTCGTGCTCTCTGTGTTCTCTTAGTGTTCCCTTATACAAACTTCTGCGTTGATAAGAACAACACCAAATGTTGTAGAAGATTTTAGATTTATCGGTCATTCAATGGGTCATTGAGATTATAAGTTCGCACTCCACGATCTGGGTTTTGGCGGTCATACTTTTCTACTGCCTTTCCACCAATACCACCTTGGGCATTTAGTGCTTTCATGACTTCTTTTTTAGATCTCAGAGGTTTAACTTTCTTCTTCTTTGCTTCTTCTAAAAATTGCTTAAAGGTAATCATGACTTTTTGAAAGTATTTATTCATTCCCATGGTGCTTTTTTGTTCATAATTTCCCTAAGTCTTTTTACTTTCTCAGGGTCTGGTGGTTTGTTGATTGCTTCCATAAGAGCATCATACTGTTCTTTGGTCACATACATCTTTTGAGGTTTCATACCCAGATGTTTAATACATTTACGTTCGTATCTCCATTCTTTGTATCTGTACCATAAAGACAATAGAAAGTTCATATTTTGAATACCTCTGAATAGTATGGGTCTCTACCTGAGAGATTATAAGGGTCAAAGTTTGGTTGTGCCATTAGGTATTCATCTCTCATTTGATTGTAACCTAGGTTCAATTCTTCCCAGAATGCTTTGTAATCAATAATGTCGTTATAGTCAAGACGAAAATCAATACAATTTCTCCAAGACCATAAAGAATCTTCAATCCATTGTTTCATAAGAGTCTTGTGATGCTGAAAGTATTATAGCACAGATGCTGTGAGACTGTGTGCAGTCTTGTGCCGGTTTGAGAAGTGGTCAGATACCGAATCTTGAACGGAGTGCATTGAAGTTTTGTCGGATTTCTGATGCTGTGAGTGCTCTGTTGTATATTGTGGTGTTTGAAACTCTACCTGTAAATATTCTTTCTGCTCCACCTAAATGAAAACCCTTTCCAATTGTTACATTATTCATTACACCAACAAATCCTGTAGGAGATCCAATAGTTGTTCTTGATAAACCAGTTGCATTTCCATTGTAATAAGTGGTTGATGTATTTGTTCCACCATTATAAGTAATCGCAGCACAGTGCCAGATGTTTGCTGCTAATCCACTTGAAACAACAGGATGATTATAATATGAACTATTACTATTAGTTATATTTGAATATAACCAATCAAGTGTTCCAGCACTATTCATTTCTAATCTTGGTCCAATATTACCAGTTGTTCCATTATAAGAATAATTACAATCTATTGGATTTTCATGACTAGTCACTGATGTTGGATAGAACCAAATAATCACAGTGAATGAGGTAAATGAACCTGATAGTGCTCCAGAAGTTGAAAAATCATCAGTCCCATCAAAAACAATAGACCCACCATTCGCACTACTATAAGTCGGTCCATTCGTTAAGGTTCCAGTATTTCCTCTACCACTCAAATCAGTCCAAGTGGTTCCAGAACCCGGATAAGACTTTGTGTTCCCAGCATCAAGTGCTAATACGAGTCCATCTTCTCTTACATCTGGACCAGCAAAGACTCCCATTTTATAATCTCTCTTCCATTGGTGCTGTCCATTCTGGTCCTGAAAGTATCTCTAAAATCTCAGAGTGACTATAAGGACCCTCAGCAGTTTCAAGGTCTGCAATAAAACTTGGAGGTGTTGGTGGTTGTGGAATAATTGTTTCTATTTCATTCGTTTCTACATTTGTAATCTGATAAGGGGTTGGGTCATAAACACCTTGATCCCACTTAATAAATGACCGAAGACCGTCTGTGCTACGTCTTAGAGTTTCTGGAGAAGTTTCGCAGACTTGTGAGAAATCAATCTTATCAATTTCTGTGACTGCAAATATCAGGTAGTTTCTGTTTTCGTACATTGTTCTGAGTTTTATGAGTATTTAGATGCCGTAACGACCTCTTGTTGCATTGAAGTTTTGTTGAACTTCTGATGCTGTGAGTGCTCTGTTGTATACTTGAACTGAAGGAATTCTTCCAATAAAATATCTGGTTGGACCACCTGCTACAGATAATCCAATTCTAAAAGGATCTGTAGTATTAATGGAAGAAACATTTGAAATAGAAAGAGTAGAAGATAAAGCACCATTTTTGTATATTTTAACAGAGGAAGAACTATCATAAACAAATGTATGATGTTCCCATACATCTAAAGTTGCAGAAAAACTACTAGATGCTATTAAACCAGATGTTCCATAAAGAAAAAACGCATAATCCCTAAAATCAAATCCTATGGAAGTTCCATTTCCTTTACCAACATATGAACCACCTTGAAAACCAGTTCCAGTTCTATATGTAATGAATGATAATGTGAAATTACCTGTTCCAAAATTTAAAGAACTTGGGTTTCCACAACTTACATATTCATTACTTCCATCAAAAGTTAAACTTCCTCCATTAGCACTATTAAGATTAGTACCATCCATATTCACAAGAGTTCCAGTATTACCCTGCCCACTCAAATCAGTCCAAGTGGTTCCAGAACCCGGATAACTCTTTGTGTTTGCTGCATCAAGACATAAGACCAAACCATTTGATACTATTGCCGGATTGTATGCTACTCCCATTCTCTTTCAGTTTCTCTTTGTTTCTTATTTAGATTCCAAAACGACCTCTGAGTGCCTGAAAGTTTTGTTGGACTTCTGCTGCTGTGAGTGCTCTGTTGTAGATTTTAAATGAACCAATATCAACTGGAGCATGATAGTTTGCTTCATCCGCAACTATTCTACCAAGACAAATACCAACACCATTAGTGCTCGTATTAAGTTGATTTGTTCGTGTAGCATTTCTATTTTTGGTCAATGATGCTTCAACTCCATTTATGTAACACTTAACATTTGTAGTTTCTGTTCCTGCTCCACTTTTAGTCCAAACAATATGAACAAATTGACCTTCTGGGTAATATTGAGAAGTTGCTAATCTGGTTGAATCATAAACATCCAAATGTATTAAATTTGTTGTTGGTGTCCATCCCTGAATTGAGTTTCCCTGTCCACTACCACCAATTCCCCAAAAACCAGCAGAAGGTCCAATATTCGTTCCAGTCCTTCTTCTTACAAACATATCTACAGTTAAACTTGGGTCTCCATCAAGAGAAGTTGTATTTACATTTGCTTGCAAGTAATCATTAGTTCCATCAAAACTTATACTTCCATTATTTGTGCTAAGGTAAGTTGGTGAATTATAAGTCACACCAGAATTATTATTACCAGAGAAATCAGAAAGTCCTAAAATTGCAGAGTTATTGGTAGCAACTAATGGAGTAAAGGTCGTAGAACCAACAGTCGTAAAGGTATGAATTGTATGTCCAGCAACAGAAGTTACGGTTCCTCCGATTGCTTTTTGTGGTCCTGGATATCTTACTATTACGATTCCTGAACCACCGTTGCCTCCAGCAGGACCTTCTCCTCCTCCACCACCACCTCCACCAGTATTAGTGGTTCCATTTGACCCGGTACTTGTTGAACCATTTCCACCACCACCCAATCCACCAGTTCCGGCAGTTCCAGCAGATACAGTTCCCCCACCACCACCACCAGCATAGTAAGTAAAAGTACCAGAAATATCAAATCCTAATCCAGACCCACCATTACCACCTAAATTAGTTCCACCATTAGAACCAATAGAACCAGAACCTCCACCACCGGCACCGGAAGTTGAAGTTCCATTTCCACCAGCAAATCCTTGCCCAGATGTTCCTGTTCCACCAGAACCACCTGCATATCCGCCACCACCTCCTCCTCCAGATCCTCCATTTTTTCCTGTTAGAGCATTGATTCCCCCTCCACCACCTCCACCTATAGCAGTTAAAGAACCAAATACAGAATTACCCCCATTAGAACCTTGAGCACCACCACTACTTCCTGCATTTGCTCCTCCACCACCAACAGTTACAGTAATAGCAGAACCAGGAGTAACAGCAAAGTTTCTATTATAAATTAAACCACCAGCACCACCACCAGCAGACTGCCAGTGTCCTGCTCCACCACCACCAGCAACCACAAGAACTTCAACCTCAGTAAGATTGAAGTTCTTTGGATTTGCTGCATCTAAACACAACACCATTCCATTTGTGACTATGCGTGGGGAGTGCCCTAAAGACATTTATTCTAATACTTCTTCGTGTCTTTATTTATCACAAGTCTCATCACTATAATTCACATAGATGTCATCACCACCAATGTTTAGATGAAAGATTTGCCCATTGTTGAGATAGATTCCCAACCATACGGCACGTCCCTCCTCCATAACTTCATAGTGAAAAAGTTTTACATTCTCTAAAATTATTTCGTCAGGATTTTTTGTAAATCTACTCACTTTAATACCTCATCAACAGTAACACCAGAATAATCATCAATACACATCTTAAACCTTACAAAATCAATAAAGTCTGTTTGCTCTCGTTCTGCAACATAATACCCCCCGTTGTTATCTGATTCGCAAAAATTCATTAGGTAATCGTCAAATAAAACAAAAATTGCTAATGATTTTACTTCAGAACT